AATCAAATCACCAGATTTCTTAAAAACTAAGTTAAACTTCAATAGCATTCTCCTATTAAGAAGTTCAAAGAGAATAGAGGGCGACACTTAGCCGCCCTCTGCAGATACCTTATGAAGATTGACGACTCCTGATCATTGCTAGAATGTCTTCTGCACTTTTACCGCCTTCGGTTTCTGCTGGCTTTGGAGCAGGAGCAGGAGCAGGCTCTGCTACTGGAGCAGGTGCTGCTTCTACGACAGGTGCTGCTTCCGCTGTTGGTGCTGGCGCAGGTGCTGCTGGAGCAGGAGTAGCTGGGGACTGTGCTGTACCTGCAGGAGCATCTACACCATATGGACGATAGTATTGTCCAAAACGCTCAACATCATATGCTTGTCCATCTACACTTGCCTCAAACATCTCTTTGAGTACGTTGATCTCAACTTCAGTTGGACGCTTGGGCAAGTAATCTGACAAGGTGTGTAAACCATGTGTGTCAATTGCTGCACGTTGTACTTCAGTGAGTGCAGTTTCTTTGCGAGCCCACTTTGATGTGCTGTAGTCAGCATATTGACCTTTGGTGGTTTTAGTGATACGGAAATCCAGTCCTGCATCATAATCAGTAGGGAGTTCTTGGATGTCTGGATCCATCAGTGCATCTTTGATAAGTGTAAAGATGCTTGGCGAAATAACAAACCTACGAATAGGATTCTCAGGTGTGTTATCTTCTGTGAGTGGGTTTTCGTTTACAAATCCTTGGAAGATGTAACTACGCTTCTTCCAGTATTTGCGACCCATTTCTTCTAATGAACTATCTTTGAACCAAGTGCGAACTTCTGTCAAGATTGGACAGGTTTCGTTCCACATTTCAACACATGGCACTTGTACCACAACAGGCTTGCTATTCATGTCGCCTTTGACGCCATTGAACGGCAAACGAATCATGAGTCGCTCTGCCCAAAAGAATGTGTTGTTAGGATCGCCATCAGGAAGGAAACGCACTGCCGCAGTGCTGCCTTCTGGGATATTCCAATGTGGGAAAATTGCGTTGTCGCCGCCGCCTGTACGCTCGCTGCGTGTTTCTTGAGCTTTAAGTTTTGCTCTAATTTCTGCCAAAGATGCCATAATTTTTCTCCTTTATGTGCCTAGTTTAGCCTTAATTTGTGTGCCTAAATCACACACTGTATGAACAGTATATGATAATGTATTTAGTAGGTCAATATCTTTTTTATAGGTTTTTTGATCAAAAAAACAGGGTCCGTAGACCCTGCTTTCCTCCCGTATAACTTTTTTTATTTACTAATATAACTGTTAGCCTTTGTAAGAGCCTTGCTTGATGCTGCATTGGCTGTGCCTAATGATTTGCCCTGTGCCTTACTGGCTGTGCCTGATGCCTTCTTCATTGCTGCAGATTCTTTTTCCTGCAGGCTTTTTGCTTCTAGGTCTTGCAGTTTGCGCATTTCACGTGCAACAATACTGCGTGGTGTGATTTGATAACCTTCTTCGCCTAGTCTTATGCCATGATTTGATTTTGCGTTTGATCCTATGCCTGCTATTGCCTTCATACGGTCTAGACTTTCGTCATAGTATTTTTCGTCTGAATCCATTCTTTTCTGGTCCAGATACTTTTGTTTAACTTCTGGATGCATTGCCATAATTTCTTCGTCTGTAGCACCGTCTTGAATCATGTCTTCAATGTGTTGATCAAGATTGTTCATTTTGCCTTCTTTAACACCTATGTCTTTTAATACTTCGTGTGTCATAACACTGATGTCGCTGGAGCCTAGTTCTTCTACACCTGCATAGTCTGCTGCAACCTCGTCAATGGCTGCCATTAGACCTTCAATACCACCTGCTTTTTGTAGTGCCTGTTTCATTAGATCTTCATCATTCATTATACGATTTGAAATAGCATTTGCAACTTCTTCCATGCTGGCACCTTCTTGTTGCTCGTAGCCTTCTTCCTCTTCTTTAACGCTTTCCATTGCATTGCCAGCTTCTAATTCTTGTCTCCAATAATCTTCCATGTATTCAGCAACTTCTTTGCGAACTGCTACACTGAAGATACGATTCCAATCATCACCTGTGCTGTGGTCTCGTGCATAACGCTTGGCAGCATCTGTTGCCCAGTACATCCAAAGTTTCTTGGCCAACTCGCTGTCGTATACACCTTTAGCAAACTTCTTTGAGAGGTTCTTTTGAATTGGAACTGTGCGTTGACGATACAAGTCACCATCGTTCTCGCCGTATAGGATTAGTTCACGAGCTGCATCACTTTCGTCTTCTTTAACTTCTTCTTGTTTGCCAACCTTCTTCTTTTTTTCGTCACTGCTATGACCAAAAGTTTTGTGTACAAGTTTGTCTAACTTTTTGTGGAACTCGTCCTCTTCTTCAGCACTTGCACCTGCTGATTCACCTTGCATTTCTTCTGCCTTTTTCATATAATATTGTGCTTCGCCATATGGTAATCTTTCAAGATCTTTGCCGTCTGCTGCAGCAAGTCTTTTTGCATCCTGTAAAACATACCAACTATCACCGCTAGAAAGAATACCTTCTTCAATTGCACGTTCGTAGTCGT